CTGTCCGGGCTGACAGCCACTCTCCGGTTCTCACCGGCTGTTCACTCCGTCAACCTTGCTGGCGATCCGCTTCCGGCTTGCGCCGACTGCGTTCTCCTCCAGCTTCCGGCAACCAACTCCGACTCCCCTTGATGAAACGACACACTGTTCTGAACCAGTGGCTCCAACTCGCGATCAAAGTGAAGGATAGCGCCTAAATTAAAGAGTCCACGCTACTAGGATACTCAGTGTCATAGCGTACGCTGGGTGGGGGAGCCACCACACCACACGAAGTTGGGGTTTCCAAGCCTTACCTTCCAGCGATATTCCCACTAAAGTTCATCGTCTAACGACGGACTGCTGTTGCATGGAGCTGGCAGAATCATACCAGTCTTATCGGAGTAGTCAACTCCGACGCATATCAATACGTTCGCGCCTTATACAACGCGGTCAGGTTCAATACCTGAGGCTAACCAACGTACAGTCCACTAACCCCGCTCTTAACGTCGCCGGGCCACGACATGGTCGGTACTACTTAGTTCCCATGAGCTGCGCGAGCAATCCACGAGGTATATGTACCGAACTGCCAAGTTCATCACGAGACAGCGCCTGCCCAATCGCAGACTTGGCCTCCTGCTCCTCTTCCACAGTTACACACGAAGCGGACCTTGGAGGAGGGGAAAGAAGACCCATAAGACGCTGCACCTGACTCTCAAGCACAGCAAATCGGTATTCGTCACTAGCAGGCCGAGGTGGCTGGAGAAGCCCACCTGGAATCTGCGCAATGACGATATCCGCTGTCCCAGCGGCAAGATTCGTGAGTCCTGTAATGGTGGCGGTATTAGTCGCACCAGTGCCGGCCGCAGCCACACTCACCATCGCAAGGTACACCGTAAGCCCTGACTGTACTGCTGCATTCTCGTTAGCAGAATTATCAGCGAGATACGTTAGTGCTGTGATATTAGAGCCGTACGTGATAGTAGGCTGTATAGTCACAGCAACATTCCACGAAGCCGCTACTAGGAATACGCCCTGAACTGGTAAGGTAAAAGTCGCTTTACCAACAACAGTAGGAAGTGTAGAACCAGCTCTAAGCACACCACCAGATGTACCTAAGAAATCCGATCCAGCAGCAGCAGCTGAAGCGGCAGGACTCTCGACAATATGCGCAGCCAAGAGATTCTGCCCCAATGGCGTCTGTTGCTTCCTATTCACCATAGTGAAAGAATACTCAACCCAAAGCTCACCCAATACTCCAGACTGCGTGTTATTACACGCTAGCTGGAACAGGCCTATATCATAAAATTTCGAAGTACTATTCGACGGAGCCGACGCATTCCCCGAACTGTACACGAAATACGACTTCAAAGCCAATTCTGGATTACGCGACACCTTAGACCTACGGCGCGCATGTTCCAGCACATCATGGCAAAAGACACCAGTAAAAGGCGCACCAGTCTCACTGTGCGCATAATTCTCCAACTGGGTCATACTTGAAAAAGCGGAATCATCAGGGTCAAAGTTAGTAGCCATACCAACTAAGCCAGCAGATACCACTGAACCACTTGCCATGTAAGCCTCAGTACGCCAATAGAACCTAAGGATTCTTGGGACATACTGCTCATAATTAGCCGCTATCTGACTAAAAATAGGGAACAACACGCTATTACCCGGATTCAAATACAAGCTCTGCAGTAACACATACGCAGTGCTGGTAGTAGTAATATCAGTGATCTTCTCCCTACAAACTGGGAACGTAACAGACTCAGCAGATGAGTTTTTCCAAACTGAACCAACATTCACACCATCACTCACAAGCGAGGTACTGAACTGATTCGCTGACGTCGCAGAACCAATCTTGCGGCGCATCTTCATCTTCTTTTTTTTCTGGTTAGGTGACTTCCTCTTTCCCAATTTAACGGCTACAGCCTTCATGACGGCTTTAAGCTTACCCTTAGGGCCTGGATCGTCCTCTGTACACACGAGGTCGATTCTAGCACGAGCCTTTCGCCGCCATTTTGCAGGAGAGTGCCACTCTTCCTGCGGCCCCGGCACAGGCCAGGGAGCATCATCCCAACGCACCCCATGGACCGGACACCAGCCAGAGCCACCCAGCGCGCAACAGCGCGCATGGAGCGTTCCTAAACGCTTCATCAGCACAAGCCTATCAGGCTTCTGTTCATAAGGTGCTGAGCACTTGGTCTTCCAAACGCCTATCTTAGCGTTATAGACCATATCATTGGCAACCACGCCACACGCAGTGGCTGATCGCCGGAAGCCGAACTGATCGTACTTCCTCTCTGCCGACCCCATTTTGGGAATCGGACTATACCCGGTGTTTCGCGGCACGCGGGAACCTGAAAAGGAGATATTGGTAACCATTGTCTCTCGACTTATCTAGTGGCTTGCGTGTAAGATCGCAGTTTTAACTAGTAGGCCACACGCATGCAAATGGTTAGTCAGCAGAGGCGCAAGATGTTATGTAACAAGTATCAGTTTTACGTCATGATCAGGACGGATTCGGCAGCCAAAGTTAGCCTCTAGCATTAACCCAGATATCAGGAGGTCCAGCCGTGTCCATATCTAATAACTTGGCAATAGTAGTCATCTCATAACTATCGCCTAGGCACATGCCACTAAGCGCTTCCTCAAGGAACACTTGGTCCGTATTAGACCAATCATAGTGTCTCAAAAGTGTTCGCCAAGTCTCCATAGTAGTATCATGAAGCTTCGTATACACAAGCTTATGTTCCATTTTCTTTGGAAAGACTGCTACTTCTTTGGTCGTAAGTTCAAGCACGCGGCGCAGAACGGCACGAAGCGGTGGAACACAACGTGCTGCAGGCACCATACTAAGCGCTATACCGCGTGCAAGCTGCTCAGGCTTTACATTGGGGGGCATATCCACAATGTAACCACACTTGGCTAATACGCGACCAGGCTTAGGCACGAACACCCAGCCTTGATCAGAACGCGTAAGAAAGCAAGAACAGAAATCTAAATCGTATAAATCCGAACACACCTGTGGTTTGGCAACAAATCCTAAGCCGAGTAACCACAATGCCCACTGAACTCGCCAGCGGCGCGGATATCTCAAAGCATTGTCATCTCCTTGCACGAGCATTCTACACATCCGTTGTACGACATCAACGGCTGCGTCAGTATCAACAGCATCACCTGCTTCGACACACGCTCTCGCAAGACAATATTGGTGCAAAAGGGCATTCAACATAGAATTACCCAAACTAGTATACGGATCTCCGGATTTTCTCGTACCTTTGCACTTATAGCGCCATCCATAATGACTGCGCCCATGAGTTCTAATATTCGCTGTGATGAGATTTATCACAGCCAAGGGCGCACCCATACGGCCAAATAAGTCACGCTCCAATATACACGCATCTTCGTGAATTGAAGCATCATAGCTCGACATGTCATTCTTGTACACTGCTCCCTCTGTACTAGCTATGTATTCGGCAGTTTCTTCTGCTGACGCTCCACTAGTGAACCAAACACCTGTTCGGCGACCTCGCCAAACACGCTTAACTCGATCCTGACAGGCCATAATCCAGGGACCAACGAGCACGATGAACTCGAGGTTTTGAACAGACTGGATCCCGCGGGGTGGTTTACCCGCGAAGCCTAACGGACTCTGATGCAAGTTATTCTCATTCTTGACAAAGAACGAGCGCTTGGTCCACAAATATAATTGGGTGCGGCTGAGACGACTATACTCAGTAATACCTTCCGCATCCAAACGCAGTTTAGCTTGGATAAGGGCCCGCTTGACGGCACTTGAAGCATTCGTCCGACTAAGATATTCATCGAAAGACACTGACTTCACTCTCTGCATCCTCGGCAAGAGAGATTTCCAGTTCCGCAACACCCATTCCCTAAACGGTAGCCACTCGCCATGGGGGGGTGTTGGTTTAAGATGTCGCTGGCTGAGGGCGACACCTTCATTATGCATAGAAGGCGCAAATGCTCGTGGCGCATAATGACCAGTCCGAAACACGACTGGCACCACGGGAGTATTGTCTCTAGACACTACTCGCACAGGCACACCGGGAATATCCCCTCGAATTCTTCTTGGTAATTCGCGAGGCGGGTGCAACTCTGCATCCAGCGCAAGGTTTTCAGTTATGGGTATCTCTGATTCGACATGTACCTCTAAAGTCTGATCAGTACCAAGTTGATTAAAACTGTCTAAACGCCACTACACAAGCCACAATCACAGCAGCAATTAGTAGCAGCGCCACAGTCAATAATCCCCAGTGAAGCGTTGGAAAGGCCCGCACAGATCGCGCAAACTGTCTCGAACAGTACTCCCACCTGGCCGATCCACAACAACAACACCCATACTCTCGTGAACTCAATCTTGACGCATGTTCCTGACGCGAGTATTGTATATGCAAAGCTATGCAGGGAGCCCAGAGCATAACATGAGCATATTGCTCACCTGTCAGCCTGAGAGCCCTACAAAAATCATTGCACTTGGCTACACTCACTCGGAATTCTACGTATTTGACATCCATGGCACGATATGACCACCAACCACACAACTCCAACACAACACTCTCGGGTAGGTCTATGAAGATATGACCATACTTAACCGCCCTCGCCCAAGTCTGCGTGTGGTGAGCCAAAACATGATCGGTCGTTGACCAACGCCCATAGGCGCCAAGATAGACAAGATCAGGAATACGAAACCTACGCCAGCGATTAATATTAACCCTACGCTGTTCATACCCGCCTATCATATCAAAGCCAGGACCTTCATCCTCTCTATAGACGCGTTCCCCCAAACTTGGCTGCGGAACGTCAATAATAATGGCACCTCCTTCCTGTGGTGGCAGGAGTACCGGCGGAATCATTCCAGCCGGCACCACGGCTCTACACGTTGGACACCTCGCGCTTTCAACGTAGGCGCGAGCCATACAATGAGTATGGTATCTATGTCCACAAGCCAGTTGTATCATCGGAGCCGCATCTAGAGCCTCTAGACATATGGGGCATTCCTCTTCAACTGACTCATTTTCCGACCGGTCCTCAGGAATCCGGTACGGAGGGATAAACACAAGCGCATTATCCCTAGGATCGATATAAGCAGGAGCAGCCACTGCTTCGTCCTCACGTTCTTCAGCATTCTGATCATAAGGCCAACTACGAGAATCCTCAAATTCTTCCCGGACCTCTTCATGAGGTTCCATAACGTAATGGGAACAATATCGCATACCAGGATTAACAGTCACTGCATAACTGTGATTCACCCAGTCTTCTGGTACCACACGATCTTGCCACGACCCCAACTGTGATACGTGGCAAGGACTCGGTGATCTACTAGGATATTTTTGTTCTTCCGCCTCATCATAAATGCTTACTACGGGCAACTGTTCGCCCTCAAAAACATGTGGTTCTACTGTCGGATGGCGTCCGATCCAGTCCTCAGGAAACCCTTCAAGTTCCCAATCATGCCTAACGGCCACACTCGATGCACTGGGAGGCGCACGAGGCGGAAATGGTATGACACGAGGATAACCACTGTTCCGCGGATGGAGATCATGATCAAGAGGTATACCTGCCTCCTTCCCCACCGCTAATTGGAATACCCACACGTAGTAGTTTTCAAGCCAAGACAGCCATTGCAGGCGTTCATATGTCATTGGTACACGACGCCTAGCATCGGCCACTACCCGCATTCGATCTACTCTAAGGTAATCCAAATCAGCCCTCGCTTGTACAAGGCGAAGGCGCATCTGAACATCAGCTATTATCTCTGCAGCTGCTGCCGCGATGCCACTATGACGGTCAGGTCCAATCACGGATCACTGACCGCTGGAGTCCAGGGCCTCACCGACCCAACTTGCTGCTTAATACACCACGATCACCCGTCTTCAAATACAGTAGGACTAACCCTGTACTCAAGACCGCAGCTACGAACTAAGTGTTGCAGCGAGCAATAAACGCACGCAATCCGATTTCAATAAGGCCACGTCTTCCGGCACGGTCACTAGGGTTTCATACCGTCGCAACTAAACGCTGATAGACAGCCGACTCAAACTATGTTGTGTCACCATTAGCGCGGCACCTCTAAGAGGGTCCAATCCACGCAATCTAGGGCACGCACAACCAGCCAGCCGAACTTAACACACATCGCCGCCGGACAGATAACAAATGGTCAATCATCATGTAGTCTGTCTACGCTCAATTTACGGAGTCACACAATACGTGCCCCGCCGTAGTATCCAACTACGGTATCGTCTCTTGGGACTATGTTATCAAGAAGTCTGTGCCCGGTAGGGTCAGACTCGCAATCTACATCACCCATCAGCCTTACAGCCTCACTGAGTTGCTTCCCATGTTTTGACGCATGGTTGGCACGCAGCCCGGTCCAACCGAGCCACTTAGGGGTATCTGCATGCATATCCAGCAGTTCGACACACGATTAGGCTATTAATATGACACCTAAAACATGTACCACCAAGGGTCCCTCACTCCCCGCCGATAACGCGAGCTACGTTTAGGGCGGATACAGGCGTAGAAGACGTGTGGAGCACGTCAACGCCACGGAAGAACGCGCACAAATGTGCACGTACGAAGCCGAGCTTGCGTTCCAAAACTCCCGAAAGGTGACGAACCCAG